TCGGATATAACTTCTCTTTTGAGTATGTCATCTAGCCTTTTTATAGGCATTCCTTCCTTATCTAGGTTCTCTATGTTGTCTAATATAAAATCATCAGGATTACCAGAACGTGCATTTGTATCGGGTTTTGTTTCAAACAAACCATCTACTATTCCGAATGATATTTGTGGAGATGAGAGATATCTTCTAAATGGAACCATATCTCCTCCATTTTTATTAGCTAGCATATATGCTGGGACCTTGACATTGAACACGTATTTATGAACACGTTCATCATCAGTAAAATCTTCAGAATTATCTTGAGACTCAATATCGTCTTCAAAATATGCAACAAACCAATAGCCCTTATCTGTTTCTAATCGATAAGTTTTTCCTTGACCATCGTAGTTTGTCATAATCTTTTCTAATATTTGTAGCATTTGTTCCTGATAAGAAGACCAAATAACCACTTCATAACTAGCCGTAAACCTTATTGGGAATGGGATAGTTATTATTTCATATATTGTATTGTTTAAATCTATACTAAGCCTGTCGTCACCTGATCCATTGTACTTGTCTCTTCTTGAAGCAACAGTATTTGGAAGATTTCCACTTTCAAGGCTAGGGTTCAAGAAGTTACTAACAGAAGCAACATTGTCTTGATTTTTCAACCCTTTTTTATTTAATAGATTTTTATATTGAGGATCTTTTTTAGAAATTCTTTTCTTTATAACATAGTCACCAGTATCCTGGCCTATAGCAGATCCCATATTTTCTTTAGCTTGATTTAGAGCTGTTCTTCTAATCGAAATAATAGGTAAAATTAATGCACCATTCTTATCTCTAATTGGATTTCTTCTCTCTCTCAATGCGAACCTTTCTCCTGTTGCATAAATAACTGGAACTTTTTTATCGTATTTTTCGGAACTTTCGTCATCTAAAGAAAGAACATATATTTGATTATCTCTATCAAACAAATTAAACATAGCTCCATCAACATCAGCGATTCCTACTGATGGAATGTGGAAATCCGTTGGGATATTGCTACCCTCATACCCAGAAGGAATTCGGTGGCCTGATGGCTTATTAGATTGTCCTTTCTGAGTCGACATAAGTATAACTATCTATTATGAGTCGCCTTCTCCATAAAAACCATTTCCAACTTTTCCAGTTGTTCCTCTTTTAGAGACCTCAGCAGGCTCAGATGGTAAAGGAGCATCCAATACACCCTTCTTAACTAAATCACGAGTATCCCCTGTCGGTCCTTCCTGATTGTTCTCAAAGCCTCTCTGTTGAACAAACGTTTCTTGTATACCTTCATCATTTGCAACAGCTTCCGATGTTGGACCCAAAGGCTCAGATGAGAATACGTCCTTTCTTGTTTGAATTCCTACAACCAAAATTCCACTATCATACTCAACTTGTCCATAAATCTTTTTGTAATTTTCGACGCTTGTTATTTCAAAAAATTGTGAACCATAAGAAAAGAAGGAACCATCTTTTATCTGTATTTCTTTCTGAGTAAGATCTCTTGACTGAATGTAAACATTGATCTTTGCCTTATAGTCTTGCCCAAACCTAGAAGTACTAACCTCTGGTGGTTGCCAATCAACTATGCAGCTAATTTCTATAGGTTTTTCGAAAACCTTTTTCATAGATTCTTCGTAAACAGGATGCACTTTTGTCTTATCAAAAGATATCTCATAATAGTAAATCTTTTGTCCAACTATGTCTTTAGTGATCTCTTTAGCAGTATCATTAAAGAAGTCCATCTCTCGCGGACCTATGAAAAGTCTAGGCATATAACTTAATTATGATAGATAAATACAATCTATTTAATTAGCCAGGAATAATAAACTTTCCTGACGGCATAGGGATCCCACGTAGCTGTCTCATTATATTTTCTGACTTGTTAGCCTGCTGCTCAACTAAGTTGTAATATAAGAAGTTCTCAAGTTGATCTCTCAATTGAGTAATCAACCTTTCCTTGTCTTCATAACCTCTCGTCAAAAGATCATCATAATTCAATTGAACATCAGAGTTTGGAACAGGTATATTTCTTACCTTACCTCTGATGAAACCTAAAGAAATCATACATAAAGCTAGTGTGTAATCTCTCACCCACTGTTGACCGACAGCATTTATTGTACTGTAGTCGATATTTCCATACGGAATATTTGAAAGACCAGAAATTCCATTGACCGTATCATCCTGACCAGAACCCAAAGCATTAGTATTAAAGTTATATGGATCTCCAGCATAAGCGACTCGAATAAATAGCTTTCTGGGATTGTCCCTGTTCGCAGTTGGGACAGGGTAGATTCTAAGCATTTGTCCAACAATACGATAACTGTAATTTGAGCGCCTTACCCTTTCAGAAAGTTGCAACTGTCCCTGTCTAAGAATATCTTCAAAAACAGGAAGCATGTAGAAAATTGTTTCAGGCGTGAACGATTCAAAATTGAACTCATTATTCAAAAAGTTAATTGCTGATGTCGAATCAAAAAATCTAAAAGCAATAGATGGTGAAAAATGAAAAACTTCCGTTACCCTCATTCTGCCAACACTTCCAGATGGAGCCAAATCAAACAATGGCGTTCCATTTCCGTCTTTAAGTTCGGTCCTAAGATTATAGTCTTGGCGACCCCTTTCAAGTGAGATGGATCCAGATGCCTGATCTTGATATCCACTATATGAGGCCTCCATTGCATATGGTTCGGCTTGACGAAGTAGAAATTCTAATGTTTCTCTGGGGTATAGGTTTTGTATGTCTGAACCAGTTGGCTGACCTAATACATTTGGAATATTTGATTTAGCATCAAACTCATTGATGATCGCGCCCCAGGCTAATACGGCCTGCTCAAAGGCTGTCCATATAGTCTTACTTGGAAGCTCTACAGATAAAACATCTCCACCCAAGGTCCTCTTTACAAACAGGACCATACTATCTGCTTCAGACTGAAATGTTGTGTCTGAATCAAATATTCCAAATGGTGTTGGGTTGAGTACATCTAGAAATGCCATTACCATAGTAAATATGGAAAGAACATTTAAAAGTGGATAAATAGCACTCTAGACTTTACTCCATAGATCACGCCTAAACCATTTCGCCACTTCTTTATAGAATATTTTCGAAGCCTGATCTATATTCAATCCTTCACTAAAGTCTACACTTCCATCAGCTTTGATAGTAATTCCCTCACCAGATTCTGTGGTTATTACAATGTTTTTTTCAATATTGTTTGTAATAATTTTGTTCTCAATTCTAGTTGGTGTAGTTCCCGTATCTAAACTCAAGTCCTCGTAAACGGATTCAGAATTTAGGTCCAATATAGAATAGTGGATATCAACCATGTTATCGCTACCAAATTTAGCTCGTACTGAAGTCCTGTAATCTATTGGAAAACCATCATCACTCAATCTACATTTTATTTTATGAAATTCAGACTCTAATTCAGACAATATGGATGATCTAGAAGACTTATTAGAAATCTCTTTAATCTTCTTATTCAATCCTGTGACTATTGTATCTCTAATAGTTTTTGCATCACTTTCCCATTCTTGAGTTGATTTAGAAAGGTACGGCTCTGGAACCCTTATTGCTGAAAATAGCTTTTTTCGAAAATAAGCGATATCAATTGATTCTGTACCAGAACCATCACAAATTTTGCAGTCAACTTTAGAAGTCAATAGATTGTGACTTCCAGCACCCTTACATTCTATACATTTTTTCATAACATTATCACTCTCTAATTTTGGAAACCTAGCTAAAAAATCGGTCCTAATTTGCTCTATGGGCAAATACCTAGTTCTCTCATAAAACCAAAAACTCTCACTGTTTGCAAACGGGTGTCGACTGCCATCACTTTTCTTTCTTCCAAGACGACTTACATGATATGGTAAACAAATTCTATGTTTTTCAACCATTTCTCTAAAGAAAGATTTTTTATTTTTTGAATTAGGTGTAGAACTAACTATAAGCTTACCATTGCCCACTAAACATGGAGAGAGACAAGATATTGCTTTTGATAAGTTAGACATAAAATCTGCTTCTTCGACAATAATTAAGTCAAATCTTTCCCCGTGGACCAGAGTTTCAGATGAAACAGCTTTTATTTTGCCACCTCCAACAAACATTATTTCACCAGGCCAACCACCTCTTGATGTAGTTAAAGTGTTTGTGCTATCACAAGAAAGAAAACATTTTTTTATAAACAATTCTCCATAATCATGACTAGTTGTAACATATAGTACACTTTTTCCTGACTTGGCAATCCAACTTGCATAAAAAGAAAGAAGAGTTGTTACTCCAATCATTCTAGCTTTTACTACAAAACTTGGTCTTGACTGATTCTCAAAGTCATATATAAGCTTTTTATGATAATCTTCAATTGTTACTTTTACTTTTGATTTCTTACTGCGAACCATCCCAGACTTAAAGTAGTCAATAAAATATTTCGAGCTTATATCTTGAACAATGCTGTCGAGCCTCATAAAGATATAATACCAAATTTGAAAAGATACGTTCGTTTGCCCTGCGCGTTTCCTAAAACGCTATAAAAATATAATATAGAAGGCTACAGTATCATTATAAGCTCGACCAGAACACTTCATCATCTTCATTTACCATTTTGACACCATCTAATGACAGAGTATCAAATGGAATCTTTTTACTTGGTACTTCTTGAGCCTTATCTCCACCATATAAAGATATGTGAGCCTTGTAGTCTGGGAAGTCTGAAGGTGGAATTCCATGCTTCTGTATACCATTGTCAATTTTGGAAAAAAGAGAGTTTAATTCTTTACTATCAAGCAAAATTACAATGGAATCTCCCAATGCCTCCAACTTTGTTGCTTTGGCAGAAATTGACTTAGACTCTAATGAGTTTACAAATGGCAGTATGTCTTCTAGCTTCCTGTCTCCCTTCCAATACCTTATTGTACAATGCAACTCTTCTGGTGGGATAACTCGAACATCTGATGGTATATCTAGTGTATTTCTAAATTTTACGATTTGTTTTATTGCATCATCTGTTGGGTAGATCGCAATCATAGTAGAGGGCTGATCCGTTTCAATCTTCTCTGTTATAAGATTTTGAATATATTCCCTTAGCAAGGACATGCTATAAATATGGTTCATACCTAGAGTTTCCTTTCAGATCTCCTTATGGCGCAGATGGCGGCGTTTCATAAGAATGAAAGCTTGACAGCGAGCTTGCTAGCGTGTTACACTAAATTGTGAACAAGCCAATCAAGAGCGTTGGAGACTTAAAGTTTCAACTGGGTATTGAATCAGGTCAGCATCATTCGGATATTTTCCACGAATTGAAGATTGGAATTTCTCACGGGAAATTGTTCGCAAAAGACCCGCTTCTTGAATTCTTGTTTGAAGCTGTTCTCCTGAAAATTGAAACGGATAATATTCCAGAGAAAATCTAGAAATAAAAAAAAAGGCTCCCAAAAGGAGCCTTTTCTAATCCAAAAGTAATACTAGATTACGTTGAGGTCAAGAACCGTGATGGTTCCGTAGAAGTCGCTTCTGACCATCTTCTTGCCATAGCGAGTCATTACACCCTTACGTGGTGTAAAATCTTCTGGCGCAAAGATAGTTGGAGTAACGATAAGTGGTACGTATGGTGCGTAGACGTATCCAGTCTCAAGGTAGTTTCCGCCCTTGAATCCAACAAGGATCTTATTTCGTGGGAAGTAAGGATCTTTGTATAGAGTGAATCGGTTAGCAACCTGTCCAATATTCTCAGCACCAACAGTCATTGGGTTAGAGATCTGTCCGTTTCCATCAATCTTGTATTGAGCCTTGTACATTGCTGTTTGCTCAATGATTGTTGCAACATCAGGACCGATGACACAGAAGTTAGCGGAGCCACGAAGAGTCTTCTTGTGAATCTCATTTGCAACGTCACAAATGGTCTCAATAAGAGTTTCGTACCACTCTCTAACCGTACCAGTGAACTGAGGTCCAGTGGAAAGTGTGCTTCGAAGATCTACTGGTAAACCAGTTCTCTTATTTACAAACCTACCTGGAGCACGTGACCAGTAGTAGTTAGCACCGTTCGCTTCCATAAGAAGGTCATTAAGAACTTCTCTATCGATGTCCAATGCAACTTGCTCAGATAGAATCTTTGTAAGCTCAACCTCGGCATCCAAGCTGTGGAATGCGTTAAGGTCTTGAGCAAGCTCAGGGGACCAACGCGCGCGCAACTTACGAGTTGTAGCAACAACACTGATTTGCTCAATCTTGATATCAATCTCTGGGATTGCAGGGGAGGGCGTAGCAGCGAAGTCTGACTCGAATGATGGGACGGTAAGAGTATCACCATCGGTTCCACCAACATCTAGTGAGTCAGAAACAGCAGCACTAATAGTAACAGCACCAGTTGGTACAGTTCCGCCATTAGTTAGGCGAATGACTGTAGAGATGTGATCACCATTGATGTCAGGCTGGAACAATCCGCTTGAAGGCGTAAAGTTACCACGCATGTTCAATCTACGTAGATTGAGAATGCCTTGACCACCCTGATATGCTTCTCCCCATGGAACAGCGTTGTTTGGCGTTCCAAAGGAGCTAATGGCAATTTGGCTAACTTGCTGAAGGTCAGCAGTTGCCAAGGCACCTGTGATGTTTGCAATCGGTAAGAATGCGAAGCAGTAATCTAGTGCGTTGTCAGAGACATCAGTCTCAAGCTGAGGGTCGAAATGAGCCCAACGTGCGCTGGAACCAGTCATTTCGCTTAAGCTAGCAACAGTACTACCAGAAACAAACCCACCAACACCATCGAATACACCAATTTTCTGTGTTTCAAGTGTGCCAATAGATGCAGCAGATGCATGTACCTTGGTGTATCCGTGACCTACTAAGTCATACTGTCCACCCGTTGCAGTTGAACCAGAACGTACTCCAGCCCCAGTTGGGTTGTTGTATAGTGATTCACCACTCTTGTAAATGGATGCAGTATCGCTTGCAGCACCACCGACATTGTTGCCATAGGTGTAATCTAGGTAGAATAGCAAACCAGCTGGTAAGCTCATTGGCTGAATCGAGATCAACTCGTTAGCAACAAGACCACCAAACACGCGGCGAACGATTGGGAACGCTACGTTGGAGAAACCACGAACTTGACCACTGCTGGTTAGTGCGGCTCCACCTGTTGATAGGCTGCTGGACTCACGAAGAATCTCTGCTGCTTGGTTTTCAAGCATTCGAGCCATATTCTCTTTGTCGTAGCCACCAAGGCCACGCAATAGGCCAGTTTCGTGCCACTTACTGGACAAGCGTTTTGCTTCGTGTCCTAGGTGACGTGACCTAATGTCCTCTGTTAATGTATCTAATGAAAATGTAGACATGATTTTATAATCCTCTTTTTATCCTATTTAGCCTATTCCTTTAGTCGTTCATTCCAGCGAGCTGGCCCCAACGATGAAATTCTTTTGTTTCAGACTCATTCAATGACTTGGAGCCTGACTTGGTGGCAGGTGAAGATCCGGCTAGTAATGCTCTTCCCTTGCTTTCAGTTAATTTGTTATCACTCTTTTTACCCTGAAGTGCTTCACTTAAGGCTGAGTATAGTTTTTTCACATCCCTTACAGATTTGGCATCATCTAGAGCTTCGATTATCGTTGCTCTCTGCTTTCCTGATAGTCCCTCTGTTTGTAGGAGGCGATTTGCGTGCACTAACTTAGCATTGAATAAATTGGTTTTACTAAGTTCTCTTTGTGTCTCAGTTAGTTTTCTTTTTTGCTTTGATAGAGCAGATTTGTACTGCTTCAAAGTTTCTGCAAGACGACGATTCATTCGAACTGCACCTTCGTACATTTCTGACTTCTCATCATCATCTTCTTCTTCCGTAAGAGCGTTGCTTCCTGCTGGGTCAAGTGTATTAAGATCTTCTCCATCAACAAATGATTCTCCATCAAATTTTCCGCCACCAAAGTCGTCATCACCCTTACCTGGGCCATGTCCACCTTGCTTACTTAAGTCTTCTTCGTTCATAGCTGCTCTTCGCTTACGAAGGCTCATAAGCTCTCTCTTAAGCATCTCTTCAGAGATTTGAAGCATTTCATCCTGCCTCTCTTCCTCTTCAGGCTCTTCAACAGGAGCTTGTTGCTTTGGAGCTTGTGCAGATGCCTTTGCTCTTGCTTGTCGAGCTGCTGCGCGTGAACCGCGACCTCGGCCACCGCCTGCTCTGTAAGATGAACCGCCAAGCAATTCAGAGATCTCTTCTTCAGAAAGCTCACCTTCACCTAGTTCCATCTCTAGTTCAAGATCGTCATCTTCAAGTCCGCCATCCATGTCATCCATGCCGTCGTCCATTCCCATGTCGTCCATTCCATCGTCCATATCCATGTCATCCATGCCCATGTCATCGCCTTCAAGACCATCGTCCATACCGTCTTCTGGTTCTGCTTCAACAGAAAGCTCTGAACCTTCTGGGTCTGCTGGGTCTAGTCCTCGAATAACGAGTTTTAGTTCTTCTTCATTAAGTGCGCCGTGCTTTTTTGCCATCGTATAAATCTCCCTTACAAGTACATCCATCTTAGTTGCAAATTTGTTTAGCTTATTTTCTTCAGCAAACTCCTGCAATTTTGATAATGACTTTTTTAGTGTTCTTGCTTCTCTAATGAAAGAAGAACATTCCTTCACAAATGTTTTTTTTGCTTTGTTCGTTAAATCATAGTTCTCAACAACTAACTTGAATTGTTGAGACTTCTTATTGATCAAATTGTATTTTCTTTCGATTAGTCGTACCTTAGTTGGGACATATAGTGTATTCGTAGCCTTATAGACTTCTTCTAATTTCCCTTCAATAATGCGACAGGTATCTTTTGGTACGATATTCCTTTTACTGTCGGCCTGTAGGGCACCATATGTCTTTTCTGCTTCTGTCTTAAGCTGTCGAAGCTTTTCACAATAAGCCACTTCGCTAATATTCTTTTTATTACTACGAAGCGTTTTTAATCTCTCAGAAAGTCGTAGAGCCTTAACTCCATAAGTCTCAGCATCCATGTTTGCCATTTTTGCTAAAGCACTAATAGATTCACGAGTTAGTTCAACTTCGTCAACCTCAGACTCCTCAACCTTTTCTGATTTCTTTTCTTCATCCGAATCGTACATGATGTCTTCTTCGTCATCATCGCAATCAGAATCGTTCCCTTCCAAAAGTTCTCTCTCAATCATCTGTTTGACTCTTGGTTGAACTTTCTCTAAAATTAATTTGGTAGCATTTTGCTCAGCAACCTCTCTCAGTTGCTTTGCGTCGGCTAAGACTTCTTTATAAAGTGATGTAGACACTAATTGATCCTTCTTAATTTCTGAAAATAAATAGTACTGCTATAGCTAAAAATCTCTAAAAGCACTATAAAGACTATTTTTATTCAAAATCTTCACTATAAATAGCTTCTAAATTTTCTATATCAGATACTTCTCCGTCATATCGATCTAAATTATCTTCTCTTTTCGTCATTAGATCTTTTAATGAATATACGGGTTCTTGACTTTCTTTTGAGTTTAGGGCTGGAGCTGTTGACCAACCAGGCTTTCCACCCCTCTTAATTCTTTCACCCCAATCAGTGGTTGCTCCACTAGTAGCTGATGATCGAGAACGAAGACTAATAGGTCCTAACTCTTTCAAATATATTTTAATGTAACTTCTAACTAAGTTGTCAGAAAGTCCTCGTGTAGCGCCATCCACATAAGATGAACGATCACGAACCTTGGTAGTGTCAACTTTTGCAGGAGCATTATTGGTCTTAGAGGTAAACTTATCTAGTGTCTTGGAGTTATCAAAAGCTCCATGCTCACCCCATTCTGCTGGATCGTCTAACTCATATGGGTCATAAGGCCAACCATCTTGCTGCGGTCTTGGGTTCATTTTCCCATCAATAGTGTCGTAACCATGCCCTTTCTTGGCATCGTAACCACCCATCGCAATAGCTTCTATGAGGCTATACTTCACAAATATAAGTATTATAGACACTATCAAATAAAAAAAGCTCAGAACAATGTTCTGAGCTTTGCCTTCATTATAAAGGGAATGGTGTTATGGGGTCGCTGAAGACTTTCCTGGTATCAAGTCATCGTAATTCTGCTCAGCAATCTTTGGTGAGGTTTCAATCGGTGATGTTGAACTTCCGAACCCAGATGGTTCAGGCGGAAAGTTTGTTGTTGGAGCTGGAGGCTTGTTAGCCCAGTTTGTATCTCCTGGTCCAGGTGGTGTTGGATTCGGTACGAAATCTACAATCTGTGGAGCACCTGCATAATCCATACTAAAAGTTCCTAAGATTGGGTTTTCAGAAACAATTCCATCCAAAAGAGCATCAATAAATGCTATTGGATCAAAATCAGTTGGTGTTGCAGGAAACTGCTCTGCCAATGATGCTGTATCTGATTTTCCTAATCCTCTTGTTGTAGGATTCTCTACTGTGTTTGTTGCCATGTTAATATAATCTCCCAGATTAAAATATGTGATTGGTTTACTTTTTGGTTCTAAGCTTTTTCACTATTGATCTAAGTTTAGCGTTTTCTTTCTTTACTCGAACCTGCTCTTGAAGTGCAAGTCTCTTCTTTCGAAGACCCTTTGCAAGCCTAATTGCTTTCGCCTCTTGCATCTTCATCTCTTGCATCTTTGCACTATCAACCTTTGGGTTAATTTTCAATGCCTTCTCATAATCAACTTGGTGAGCAAGTGTGTCAGCATATTCATCTGCTTCAACCTCTTCCGCGTCTACTTTTTCTAATTCTTGATCAACTTTAGCAACCTCTTCGTTAATAACCTTGCTAAGTTCTTTCATTCCAATTTCTCTTGCCATAATAATAGAAACTCCTATAACTTTAAATATCTTCCTTAAACGTTATTTGCCAATATCACTAAATGCTAATTTAGCCCATGTGCCATTTGCCATATCTGAACCAAATAATTGGTCAGGTGTCTTTTGTGAAACAACCATGCTTGCGGCATCTGGGGGTGTCATCATCGTTTGATTATGTGACGCCGGTTGATTTAATAGTGTTGTTCGTGCAGTATCTTCCAATATCGAAGACATATCAATATCTTCAGAAGAATCTCTGTCTTCATTGAATGCTATAGCCGAATTCATTCTTGTTGGAATTGACTTAAGTGCCTCTCTCAATAGTTCACTATTTTGTGAAGACGCAGCTGAACGTATATTTGAACCACCATCTTCATTAGTACCACTATTGCCACCTATCATAGCATTAACAAATTCTAACGTGTCACTTCCGCCTTTCCTTCCCTCTTTCAACATTGAGTTGCCTGATTGTGATGATGAAGAATTCCATGTTCCACCAAATTTCTCATAAATAGTTTTAGCCCACTTTCTGCTATCTTTTTTATTTTTTAATTTTGGAGACCTGATTTTCTTTCCACCAACTGACATCTGGAGGCTTTTTCCTTCTGCCAATAATGTTAGATTTTCTAATAAGTCAGGATCATCAGGAATATTAGAATATTTCGCTTCCGATAAAACTCCTAGTTTTTGTAACTTATCCGAAACCTCTAACTGAAATTCCTCATCTTCCTCCAAAAGGTATAAAAATGTTTCTCTTACTAATTCTCTAAAATCTGATGCTTTCATTTTAAACTCCAGGTAAGTATTGAGAACCAGTAACGCTCAATGCTCCAGTTAATGGTTGATAAAATCTAACAGGAATACTAGTAAGACCAGCAAATACATCTATAGATGTAGACCCTGACGATTCTAGAAAGATGTCCCTAACTCTTGTATCAAAGCGTTGGACTGTTCCAGATGCTACGGTGAAAAAATTGTTTGTAATCTCAACACCATCTGCTGTAAATCCAACATTCAAATCTGCTGGTCCCTTATTCTGTACAATGAAATATTGAGAAACTGCTGGTAATGCAATCTTTTTTGCTCCATCAACAGCTAATGATCCTGTAACCCATGGGGTTGCAGATACTTGATATTCTTGTACGGAGTTAAGTCCGGGTGAAGGCCATGATCCCATTATTGATTACCTCCCTTTAGTTTATCCCATTCAAAAAGATTGTTTACTGCTCTATCAATACGATCTGATTCATTAAAGAATCTTTTCAATTCTTGATCTGATATTTCAATACCTTCCTTCATCATGAAAGCACCTGGGGTTGATGGCTCTGAGACGAAATCCCAACAGATTAACTGAAAGTCATCCTGTACAATATTGTAACCATTATGGTCTGTAGCCGTACTTCCAACTCCACGAGACGAAATCCCAACAGTAACATTGGCCTCAACTAATCTCTTTAGCGTTTCACCATGAGGCGTGGGTAGAATCTCAACCTCTCCATAAACAACATCCTTTTCAAAATAGGCTTTAGTTACAATATGAGAAACAGACTTCAACTCAATGATTGAACTATCTGTATGATCTAGTGCTCCCATTGCGCGTCTCTCACGAATGAGTTTTTGATAATTCCTCAACTCCCTTTCCAAGACTTCTCGTGGATAGATTCTTCCATTTTGATTAAGAGTCCCAGCACGCTGAAGTACTCCCTTCATGATGAATTTTGACTTACCACCCTCCACCTCTTCTTTAATTACTTCATATTCGAAATTGTTATATTCTCTTAATAGATTCGCCATTAGCTTCTCCCGCTGGTTAGCTCATACTTTAGCTTTGCAATATCTAAAAATCTTTCGATTTTCTCATCGTCAACTAACCCGTCAGCATTTTCTGACAAAATCAATTCTTTTGCTTTATCTAACTTGTTCTCTAAATAGACATTCTTACCAGCATTTTTTTGCAAGTAAGAATCAATCTCGTCAAGAGCGTTATCCTTAATGCCTTTTAGATGAGCAGATACTAAATCCTTATTACTTTCAAAAACATAAGACTTAATAAGGTTTGCTTGATCAGATGTAAGATTGTTCTTATACTTCTCATTCAACTTTTTTGTCATCAGTTTTTCAACAAGAGGATCTGAGCTTCTGATTGCCTCTTCATCTAATATTGTTACTTTTTTTTCTGAAAGTAACCACTCCTTCAATGTCTGCTCAAATTGAGCTACCTTTACAATGTCTTCAACATCATCAGATCTCCACTCATTAAGAAGTGTTTGGATAGTTGCATAAATGCGATACTCTCCCTCATTTATTCTTTTATCATAGAATTTTCTATCATTTATCTTATGATTAATGCTTCTTATAAGCATTGACTTCTCATGATCAAGTTTATTTTTATCATACTTTCTAGAAGCTTGCTTTGCTGCCTCAAGAATAGAATCAGCTACTGACTCAGATTTTACTGTGTGAGCAAATAATGAATGAAAAAGTCGAAATTCCTTAAACAACTCTGTATTTTTAGAAAAACATCTTTTGACAATTGAATGAGCCACCTTCTTTTTATCCTCATTCTCTTCCAGTATTGCGTCAGAGATCGTTTGAACAAGGAATTCGTAAAGAAGACCAGTATTTCTCTTTTTGTTATGCCTTATCATTATTCGTCATCTCCTGTTATTTTGAATTCATCCTCATCTGACTCTATTATAAGATTACTAAGAACTTTCTTTGAATCCTTACTTATATTTATGCTTTTTGGAAGCGATTTCAGAGCATCTTGAATATGCATATTCAATCTAGTATGTTTATTTTCAACATCTTCCAACTTTGACATCGATCTTTCAACAGAATCAGTCAATTTAAACGGACTTCCCTTGAATACCCTATCTCCATAAACATCCTTGTAGTGCGGATCATCGTGCTTTAATGGGTCTCCTGGGTTTGGTGTCTTCAGTCCCTTAGGTCCTCGATCCTTCGTTCTACTAGGTCTTCGATTATTATGCTTATATCTAGCCAATTGATTCTGCTTGACCACTGGGACGTATGCGCCAACTTCAGTTTCAGATGTAAATTCAAACGACTCATCATCTTCATCCTCTCCCAATATAAAGAATTCACCATCGGATAGAACTTCTCCATCCTTCTCTCCCTCATCTGCAAACAGATCCTCTTCATCCCCACCTTCATCGTCGCCACCGTCTTCGTCACCACCTTCATCCCCAAGATCGAAAGCATCCCCTCCATCCTCAAGTCCTCCTCCGAGGTCTCCACCAAAATCATCTCCTCCGAGGTCTCCTCCGAACCCTCCACCGCCTCCGCCAAAGCCTCCGCCACCTCCACCACCAAATCCACCATCACCATCACCATCGCCTCCAAAGTCTTCAAGTTTAGCTTTTCTCAAAAGCTCTCTAACCTGATCCTCTTCCAGCTTCTCAATATAGTCATCTGTCATATCAAAAACTTCTTTATAGAAATACCTGTCCGACAATAGGCCTTCTGGACGTGTCCCAGCTATCTCTAGTTTAGTTCTAATAAGCTCTAGCTTCTGCTGTTGAGCCATAGTCGAAGGATTTGATAAACTCAAACTAAAATCAATTAAGTCTTCCCCATCAAACCCACTTGATGCTAAGTGAATAGCCGCAATCTTATTAAGTTCAGCAATTACAACTTGTTGAATTTGCTGAATAGATCTTGCAAAACGAATATCTTCTTGAGCCAAGTTAGCCTTAGAGCCAAGACCTTCGTCAAACCCCAAATATGGCTTAGGAACCTTTAGTGCCGCGAACAACTTTCTCTGGATGTACTCAACATCATCAATTGCTGTGGTGTTCGCACCACCTGGCAATGTCTCAATCCTTGTTGTTGTCTGATCTCCACGTACAGGAATAAAGTAATCAATATCTACACTCCATGGATTATATCGCTGATCCACTCTTCCTGTTGTACTATCTACAACCTCTTGTGACTTAAGTGTCGTTTTTGCATTCTCAATAATTTGAGGAACATCATTCGGTGGAGCATTTGCAACATCAATATAAAACACTCTTCTCTCAGGGCTTCTAATGACACGATATACAAGCATCGCATCCTCAGCCATAACGAGCTGTCTCCAAATACGTCTTGCAGGCTCCAACACAGAAGAACCATATGGTAAGAATGTATCATTTCCTAAAAGACGAAAATGTGCCACTTGCCAGTTTTCAAGAACCTGATTTCCTTCTGTAACCCATCTAAATCTAACTGCAAATGGATTGTTCGGATCAAATCCTTCTTCTCTTTCAATTTCATTTACTGGGATTGGGTGGGCGTTGATAATTCCGTAACCTGGCGCTACATCCAATAAAAGCATGTGATCACCATACTTGCACAAATTTCGAACCCATGACCTATTCACAAATTCAAAGTTCAAAGTATCATAAAATAATTCATCCAAAATCTTTTTAATTTTTGGATTCTCTGAATGAATATGTAGTGACCTTCCCTTGTCATCCTTCGCCACCGTCTCATCAGCATAAATGTCTACTGCACTCGCAATCTCAGGTGTATTATGGGAAATAGCAGAGTCAGTAGCGAAATTCTTATACCCATCAACAGTTAGATCATAAAGGTCGATCTCACCATAATATTCAATAGAGACAATTTCCAGACCATCAGTCCACTCTATTTCAGTAAATCCATGATAAGGATCGGATTTGAAACTTTCAAAATCATAGTGACGACGAAACATCGCTAGGTCTGACGCCGGACTATCTCCACCACGAAAACCAAAATCTGATAATTGATCCACAAAATTCTTAAAACCAAGTAAGTTATTTGAACTTTCTTGCATTGCAAGTCTTATAAAATCTTCGTCCGGTATCTTATGACTACACCTATTTTTATATCGAACAGCTTCCATTTCAGATCTTACAACCTTAGTTGAATCCTTTACATAGTCACCAACAGACAAGTCTTCAACCTTTGCATATATGCCATTTTGCGTCATTAGACGATGATTGGAACTTGCAATTATATGCTTTTCGTTATTAAACGTAATTTTCCAAGAATGATCTGTTCTTGTTTTTCTTGCTTGCTTTGCCCAAACTGGTGTTGACAAACCCAACTTAGGATCCCATGACCATACTAAAAATTCCTTATCGACTCCTTTATCAGCTAATTCCTTAATAGTTTGATAACCATCATTTACTGTATCAATATTCGTATCTCCATGAATACAGTATTCCATCTCTGAATTATGTACAAAACAAATTCCTGAACTATTTTCATCACATACAGCAAAATTGTGATAATTCGGAACAGTCAGATCGTACACTGGAACTTTTATACCCAATTCATGTATAGCAACTACTTTATGATTTTCATAATTTTCTATAAAACTATCAAAACTTTCATATCCTGCCCATTTTACCCTATTTAGTACTTTAAATTTACTAGTATTGAGTTTCTTACTAAGGGATCCCAATGTCATTCCACACTCATAAGCATTATATACAGATTGTGCTGTTAGGCTTTTATCTGCGTTGGCATTGTCAGAACCTTTTTGATCTGTTCTTCCTGCATTAAATTTTCCTGGTTTAACAGTCTTGTTGTAGTCAATAAGTCGATCAACACAATCTCCCCACTTAGGGTGGCTCAACCTCTTTTTAGTTGACTCATCTAGATTTTCTCTAAGATCTCCACCATCAGACCATCTAGAGAGCATAACTTTAGACATATATTCTCTAGCTTTCGGATCATCAAATCTTTTGTTGTTTATTTTTGCATGTAACGACAAATGATCTTTTTCCGTCATCACAGAAAGATTGTCTAAAGCATTATCTTCATCTATAAAGTTTTCATGATGAACATGAAGTCCTGTTGATTTATTTAAAGTCAATCCAGTTTTTAAT